GTCCTATTGTTGCCATACATCACTCTCGAGGCTTTCTTCTACGTTCGTTCGACTGTACAAACTCAATGATTGATTTATCATCAATCGCTGCTACAATCCTACCCATTGCGGATGGATTCCTAGCTGCCAAATCAGCGAGGAGTTCCTTGATAGAAATCCTTGTCACTCTCAGTTCCGAGATAATGCTCTTGTGGAAGGATTTTACTACTCGGTAGAGAATCCCTCCCAGAGTAATTACTGAACCTAAAACTGTTAGAAACACCTGCCAAGGTTGAATGTCTCCGATAGGGTTGGCGGTCATACATTTCTACAAACCTCTCGCGTTCCAGTTTTTGATTTGGATACCGTAAGGGGAACCTTTCCCATCCGAATCCAGTTGGACTGCAGCATGGAGGTACCAAGGCTTGGTTGCATATTTAAACTTCGCCTTGTGAACGGTGTTGATTGCATAAGGGTGTTCATCCACAACTAGCGAAAGATGAGTGGTGGTTTGGTTCACCCTATCGATTAGGAAGTAAGCTTGAATGTTTGTCCACACTCCGGGTTTAGGGGAGAATGGAGGCACTCCTTCGGGAGTCATCCAACGCTGATCAAACTCGTCGAACCACCGAATGGCGGGCGGTCCATCTACCTTTGACGGTTTGAACTGCCAACCCATATCATATTCCAAACCGGCTTCAGCCAGGGCGAGTTCGAATTCGACCGCGGTGCTATCGTTTATATCCTTTTGAGTGGGGTACATGAATGACAGTCCAAACCCAAAATACACACAAGGGAGGTGGCCTGTTGAGAGTGTGGCTGCTCTGTATACGTTATCCCAGGGCTGCCCTTTAGGTCTTGCTTTCGGTTGGAAGGTTAAGCTTGCTATAGCCCCTGGGGTCCACGTACTTATACCGTGGGGAAGAGGATTCGGCCCTCCCGTATCAGCTCCACCTTTGTCGACGAACGCAGGGAGGAGGTTTAGATTCAACCACTCTTGAAGTTTAACATCCCCATCCAACTGTGCAATGATTAACGGATCCATATCACCCCTTTATCAACAATGAGATTCCGAAGAACAACAAACCGGTGGAAACTGCAGCGATCGAACCGTTGGGGTAACTCGGACTTGGTGCTCTAAATCCAAACCCTATACCTGCTAGCCAACACAAACACGCGATACCGATTAAAACCTGGTGAGCTGTCATACATCCTCCTTTTTGAAGCCGGGAGGGCTTTTACACCCTCCCCTTAGGGGTTAAGTAGTTGGAGCGTTAGGGTTTGGGTTTGGCGGAACTGCTGTAGAAGCGGGATTGGTTGCATTTGGTACCTGGGTACCGCTTGCAGGAGAAGAAACTCCCGAGCCAGGTTCGTTCACTCCCGCAGGGGGCACGTTAGTGGAAGTTGAAGCGGCTGCCACAGATGCATCAACCGTGAATGAGGTTCCGCGAGCTGAAGAACCACCCACGGTAGTTACTACCATCACATCCCCCGTTGTGGCGCCAGACGGTACAGCCGTCGTGATTTGCGTGTCAGACCAGTTGGAGGCCAAGCCTGCATCAACCCCGTTAAAGGTTACTTTGGAAGCGGATTGGGTTAGGCCGAATCCCGATCCGTTGATCACCACTGTAGAACCCACCGGACCGTTGGTTGGCATAAGGGAAGCGATCGTTGGGGTTTGAGGGGTGTTCGCAGTAACCGCTTGGATGATTGCGGCTTTCTCCGTGTTGATCGCATCATCCAAAGCTTTCAGTTTTACGGGATCCGTCCCAGCGTTTTGAAGTTGAGCGGAAATGTTGTTCAACAGCTGGATGAGGGAAGCTACCGCAGTATTCTCATCAGCCACATCTTGGGTGAGTTGGTCTAACATTGTCGACATGTGTTTAAGCTCCTTTTTGATTTCATGCCAGGTTGATAGTAATTCATCAAACCGTTTTACATCATCACTGTGGAAGATACTCATTCGAAACTCATTTCTCCCGGGTCGGAAAACATCTCAGGTTTATCGGAAGAACCCTCTTTACCAGATGCGAGTTTGTCTGAGATTAACCTCTGACGCCGTTCACGGGTGGTGGAGAGATCGTCGGTGCAGGAGATGATGCATCTCAGATGTCCTTCTTGTTTTTGTAACATCGTGATGGGGAATAACCTCCAACACTTCTCGCATCTCCCTTTCTCTACGAATTGTGCTTTGCCTGTGGACATCTACCGCACCATATCTAAATTGCGATCGTTGGTTGGAGCAAATACCTGTATCTTCACCAACCCCAAAGCCGGAGCGAAATACCATTTCTCATGTGTACATCCTGGTTGTGGGGAGTAAATAGCTCCGGTTGAGTCAAAACACGGGCCTTCCCACTGTTCAGAAACCAAAGCATATCCAGAGAATGTGGGAGTGGTAATATACTCTATATAAGACACTGTGCGCCAGTGTGTTGGAGTAGAAGGTCCAACTAAACCAACTACTGAGTCAAAGGTAACCTCCCCAGTCTTCCAATAACCAATATACTCAGTGTCTATTATGCTGATATACCCAAGCGTGGCTTTGGCTGGGATTACTACATACGGTGTAGGTTCACCAATTACCGGTTGAACGTCCATTGTTGCTAAAGTCCAGCCGATGCACCAAGAACAACCGTAGGGGAAGGTCATAAGACTTGACACACTAGCATACGAACCGTCTGGTTGTTTTACCAATGGAAAGTCAAGATGTGCCGAACAAATGCCTGGTTCCCAATAGGCATTGCATGCCGATTTATCATAACTCCAAATCACCGTGTTTGCTGGGAGGTATGTAGTAGGACCTCCTACCCAAACGTTAATACTTAGGCTATTCCCATACCCATCATGAAACATCCAATCTGTAGCATGAGTGGGTAGAACAAACACATCAGAGGCGTAAATGGTTGTTTGTGCTTGGGCAGTAATGGCTAACCACAAAACTAAAAGTGTGAGATATTTCACTGAATCACGCCTCCGCGCATCATGTTAGGGGTTATCTGGTCAGTGTTTGCCACGTTGAATGTAAACACCACGCTTTGGTTTACAGTAGTATCAATTGCAGGGGTTGACGACGTAAACGTCTGGGCGGTATCACCATCATCATACCAAACTATACAATCTTGTGCGTTAGTTGCGGCGTTATTGCGACACTCAACATTTATCATTGCTCCAGGTGAATGTGACACCGAAGCTTGAGATACAAGGTTAGTTCCTCCAAAACTAGCCTTGTATGTTACTGACGCAGTACCAGTGGAGTGCTTGAAATAAGCACGTACCTCAAAGCCTTTGTTGATACCCACCACGTTTGCCGGTACAGTACAGGTGTAGAATGTTTGGTCTGCCGAATTTCCGGTTAATGCTGCAGCATGAGGGGATGAACAAAAAATACTTATAGTGTTGGCGTTTGAAGGACCATTGAACTGAGTGTTGTTCATGGTTGACTGCGTCACACCACCTGAAGGGATGGAATACCGTGTCCCACCCTGATTATCCTTAATCAGAAAAGTGGTCGACGCTGGTTGATTGATAATGTCTTGTGTTGAGTTGGTAATCGTTGGACCAGTCGCAAGAACTAAATTCCCCGTGCCTGTTCGGTTAGTGGTAGTTAATGCAGTACCCCCTCCAAGAGCAAGAGAAGTTCCAGTTGCTGCTCCGATGTTAGGTGTGGCTAGTACACAACTGATTGTTAGACATACTGCACCACTTCCCGAAACACCGTTAGAAAGATCCGCGGCTGCTAACTGTGCTGAGGTGAAGTTGGTACCGTCTCCCCTCAACACCCTCCCGGCTAAAGCAGCTCCTGCGATGCGGTATCCCCCAGCATCAATAATTCCTAAGTCATCGTTAAATCCCCCTCGCCCGAACATGAATACTCCAGGGGCGAAGGTATTTCTGGATATACCAGTATCAGGGATATCTCCAAATTGGAGGGTGCATGAACTGCATAACTTTACGTTACCGGTAGCAGTAAAACCATTCTGAAAAACGTCATTTCCCAAGATGGTATTCACCGTAAGGGTGTTAATAAACCCTTGAGCGTAGCGTAGAGAGTTAGACCCTAAAGAGAAAAACCCGTTGGATGCTGGGATGAGGTTATTTTGAATCGGGGTGGTTATAACAGTTGCTCCTTGGGGGGTCGGACGAATTACTGGACAGAAACTAGGGTTGGATAGATCGTATGTTGTTCCTGTTATACACTGTTGCGGGATAGCGTTTGTAAAACCCCCATTGGGGAATAACGACACTTGGTAAGTTAGGTTAGCTGGCTGTATAACGTCTGTTCCCCAGACTTGACATGCTCCAGACAAAGCGAGGTTCTTTATATTCCCCGTCCCGTCAATCCCGCACGTCCCTGTTTGGGGGGCGATTATACCCGTTCCCGTAACAAAATACACCACCCCGTTATTCTGCGGAGACAACGTAAACACCACCGTTCCAGAGGTAGCGAGGTTCCCCGAAGCATCCTGTACTACCCCTGTAACGGTTGTTTTGGTCTGGCCTAAGGCCACACCTACTAAGAGAAGAACTACCCAAAGTTTCTTCATTCGAAGTACACCAGTAACTTTCCTGAACTTAACGTTGGGACGGCAAAACCTGTGTCAATCCACCCGATGGCGGCTGTTCGAACTTCAGATAAATCGTTAGCGGCGGTTGGGGACCAGATTAGATTCCCCAACCCGTTGTTGACGATAAGGGTGGCGCCAGCTAGGTAGTTGGTCCACTCCATGTGTTTTAGCTTGCAACCTTTGGGGTAGAAGATGGTTGCTCCGGGTGTGTCGATACTTGCCGGAGATTGTGCGAGTTGATTTGCCATAAACCCCCTTAGGTGCGGTTGTGAGCACAGTGACAACCCAAAGCTGCGATACGAAGGGTTGTAGTACCCGGAATTACCAATTCAAGCTCAATTTCAATTAACCCCAAATCATCTTTATGGAAGATGAGAGGGGTACCTGAACTTTGTGTTTGAACTGGGAGTACTGAGTATACATACTGGTTTGCAGCCGGTGTTTGGGTTTTCTGAACGTTCGCTGCAGCGAGTAGATCAGTTTGAGTAAATACAGCCCCTCCAGCTGTTTTAGAGTAGACGGTTTTACCTAATCTCAAAGTAGCGGAGGTTGCATCAGCGACCGAAATTGAGTAGATGGCGAAGATGTCAAGTACTGCAATCCCTTTATCAGGTGCAGCCACTTTATTATCTTGACCGAAGAGGTCATTAATATACGTCTCTCCAGTTCGGAGGAGTTCATCGAGGGTAATACGAGCATCAACAGTGCCTGCTCCTGCAGCTACCGCGATTGCCCAATCACCTTTGGCTACGCGAACTTTGGTTACCGCTCCAGCGCCTGAGTTAGCAAGGTCGATATTACCTGTTGCGTACATCGCTAACCCGTCGTTGTGCGGGGCGGAAGACATAAGCCTCCCGCCCTGTAGTGAACCGGTTGTGGAAGGAACGTCGAAGATGGTGTCTGCAACTTTTTGGATTATCGCCATAGTTCCCTCCTATTGTCCGGGGCTTCCGGCCACGCCGTGCCAATATGTTACGCCAAACACCTCTCTAAACCATACAGAGAACGCGGCGCTCTTTGTAGCGAAGTCGTCCTGACTGTCGAACTCCGGTTGAGTCCTCCAGAAGGCCTTGAGGGTGTGACCGGACTTCCGAGCCAACATCCACCAGGCTGTGGTTGACGTGAGGTAGTGGTCAGTCATCGGAGCTACACGCCCCTGGACTGAGTTCACCTCGTTCGTACCAGTGTATGGTTTGTAGGAGGAGTGGAGAACCTCCTGGGCTTTAAACTGGAGATCAACCGGGATGAGGATTGACTCCGGCACCATCCGTTTGATCAATCCACGTTCGTTTACCATCTTCTCAAAGATGAGGATGAGTTCTTGTAACCCTGTTACTCCAAACGCCACATTGGTTGCTGACGCATTGGAGTAAGCCCCACCTCCCATCAGATTGTGGGAACCGATAAAGGTTCCACCGTCGATGGTTTTAACCGACGTGAAGGAGTTATTGAGGACTGCCGCGGCTCCTGATTCAACAGTCTGCCGAATCGATCCACCGAAGTCTCCCGACACCTTTTTCATCAACCCGTATTGATCATCATCCCACATCTCACGGGTGACTTGGAATCCCAAACCAAACCCCACATGTTGGTACCTCACCGAACCACCCTGCATGGGCTCGTCGAATTTAATAGGCTCGCCCTCGGGTTTGCTCGGCACAGCAGCCAGGCCTGCGTAGAGTTGATCCTCTTCGTAAGCCTTCGAACTGCTGTATACGTTAAAAAACTGTGTGTATTCTTCCGGGTGCATCTCGAGATCTTCGTAGATAACTGAATACAACCCGGGAGCCAATAACTGCGAAAATCCACCACGTGTTGCTGGCATACTGTCTCCTTATGTACTCAACTGTTGTGCGGCTTTGATAACTTTGAAGATTACCTTACCATTCAAAGTACCAACCGCGTCTACGAGCTCGATGATTTCGACACACGCACCGCCTGCGAGGGTCGTGATGTTATTGTCAACGTACCAGAAACCGTTACCGGCGTCTTTGGTCAGGCCGCGGATGGCGCCGACTTGGACTTGTGCCAGAACGGCGTTTGCTGCTGTTGCTGAGTCACCGTAGGTCCCCTGGAACTCCATCGACTCGGTCGCCAAAACCATACCGATGGTTCCATCGTTTGGTGGTGCACCCAAAGGTATCACAACCGCTGATGCCTGATTGTTTACCTTAAACCCTGTGTTCAAGGTTTTGGCTGTACCGCTTGTGGTTAAGTTATTCGCAGGCTCGGTCGCAATACCAGCGATGATAGCGGTTGCCACGCTAACGATCGCGGCACACTCGATGATAAACCCCGATGCGGCCTCCACCTGAACCGGAACTCCGTTGTTGAACGTCTGGCCTGATTTCTCCAGCATACGCTTCATGTTGGCGATAGCGGACGTATCCAACCTTGTGCGTTTGTGGAGAATTGGGGTAGCTACACCCGATGAAGCTGCCATATTCTCTCCTTGTTAACTCTTTCTCCGACCGGTTGTTTCGAAGGTCGGTATGCCTGCACGAGCGGCTTCGGTTTTAAAGTCCTCTTGAGCTCCGGATATGAGCTGATCGGACCTCTCCTCAACATCGAGCAGATGGAAGTCGTATACTTCTTGGTCACAGAAGGTGAGGATGACATCGCCGATGACGTAGGTGCCGTCTTGACGTAGACCGCCCGCAATTACAAGTCGGTCTTTTATATCCTGACCAGCGAGGATTTCTTTCGCTTTTGGTTCCTTGACCAGGGCGTACCCCAACGTGTCCAGACGCACCATTTCGGAGTCGTCACCTTTCCACGTACCAGGGTTTGGCGCCCAGAAGAAGTGTTTACCTTTGAGAGAGACAGCCTGCACAGCCAGTTTTGGCTGACCTTGCTTTTTACGATAAGCTTCATACCGCGCTTTACGCGCCGCTTTTTCTTGCTCCGGGGTTAGTGCTGGTTTTTCTATAACTGCTGGTGTTGTAGACATAAATTATCTCCCCACGTTTGTGAGAGTCATACCGAGGGTACCGGTGTACATCTCTTTTTTGGCTTTGCGGTATTTGTCAGCGGTGATACCCAAACCCACTACCACATCGTTCGCTGTTTTGTCGCCTGCACGAAGAGTGGAGAGATCTTCGGGAGGAGTGTTCTCCTCTGCCGCAGGCTGACCAGGTTCCGAAATCGTTGTTGCTCTTGTCACCGCTTCAGAACGGATTTCGGAAACGTGACGACCGATAACCGCGTTATACGCCGTGTCCCAATAATCCGGATCAGCCTGTTGATCGGCAGGGAGGTTGTTCATTATAGCGAGGATTTCAGGGCGGTACTTTTGGAAGTACTCTTTACCGTTTGAGGAGAGTTGTTCTGCCATTCGGATGATGGTCTTCTGTGCAGAACTTGTAGAAGCTGCAAACTCTTCCTTTGACATCATCCCAGACTTTAAATCATTCAACACTCTGACAGGGTCGTTCCACACCTGTTCTTTGGTGAGAGTGGGAGAAGTTAGGTTTTGCCTAGTAACCGATTCGGTATTCGGAGTCCCACCTTCCTTAGCCTGGTTGATTCTTTTACGAGCCTCGGTCATCAGAGCATTTTCTCGATTTGCATAATACGCCGAGATAATCCTCGCGTGATCTTTTACATCTTTCCCTTCAAGCTGGCTTTGAAGGTCTGCGGGAAACCCTCCCTCAGTTACCCTATCACCAGCGCCGAATACTGGACTTGCCATT